CCTTAGGAATCTGACGAGCGTGATGAGAGAATTAGATTCTCTTCGTGAGCTTTTCTATACTCGCCTGTTCAACTCGCTTAAGCGTGGTGATATGCTTTTAGGCTAGCTTGGGAACCTAACAATCCTGAGGAATGTTCCATTAACCAGCAATACGGCGGTCCCGTCAGCATCTCCCTCTGCCTCAAACCTTATCTTGTCTTCACTATCCATGGAGACCAACATACTTAAAGTAGTGCCGCCCGTATTCTGATCGGTGTCTCTCGCAGCATAGTTACTGTTTTGAAGTCTATTGTAAGTAGTCCACTTTGACGCCCCTGACCGCTTAACTTCCGCCTTTACAAATAGCTCAACTCGGTTATCACAGTTAGCACGAGCAGTGCAATCAATCATGTAATCTCCCGCCGCACCAAATGTGATCTCGGTATTATCAGTCCCTCCGATCGTAATAACACCCCCGCTGTCAGACAACGACAACGCACTTACGGCATCAAACTCCCAACCTAGATATACCCCAACGTTTGCAATACTGTCTGTCTTGGTTCCAACAGCAAAGAGACGATTATGCTGAGTGTTATTAACACCATCTACATAAGTCTTATTTGCTATATGATTTCCCGTAGTAGGGGCTGTTGTTATAGACCCGTTTACAAGGTCAATATCATTGGCGGATACGTTGGTAGCACTACCACTCTCGATCAGATTCCTACCATCAGTGCTTAAGGTAAGGGTATCGGTTGATGATGCATCTGTTCCTGAGAAAAATAATAGTGTATTTGCAGTTATGTCGCCATCACCCGTCTTCCCAGGAGGAACAGATGGTACATTCTTTATAATGGTTGTACCATTTGCCTGTTGAGATGATTGTATACTACCAACGAGTGACTTGACCGATTGATTTTGCCAATTACCTGCGGCATCACCCTGCCAAATTAAGGCTTGACCATTAGTTGGTGTATCACCACTATACTGAGCATCACTTAGATCCGCTAACGTCTTATCCTCAACCCTAACACTAGCCTCTTGCATTATGGTCGGAATGCCTGTTATAACAGGTTTTGGACCTGTTCCACTAAAGTAGACAAGGCTTCCTGAGACACCTGAAACACTCGATACCGCAGAAGCCGAATCCGTTATAATTAACGAATTATCTTCAACATTTGTTAATTTTAAAATACCATTAGTATCGATATTAGTGGTAGCTACGCCGAAACTATTAGCCTCAGTAAATGTATTACTAGAGCCTTTAGCTGCATAGGCTGCTAAGTCACCATCAACAACAATGTTTTTATCAGCTATCCCCTCATCAAATAAAGTGCCGGAAGCTACTTTACCAGAGAAATTTGAACCACCCTCTGGGATAACTAAAATGTCCCCTACGCTCCCTGATTGATTAGGTATAGCAGCGTCAGCAGTATTGCCTTGTGCAGCGGTGGCATAACGACTATCTCCAGTGGTTTCAGTGATAACATTACTACCGTTAGCAGTTGGCACCTGAGTCATAATCAACTTAGGATTTACTGTTACGTTTCCGGCTCCTGCATTGGATATAAAATTAAGGGTAGAGGGACAATACTCTGTGCCGTTGAAAATTAGAGCCTGACCCGGAGTTGGGGGATCGCTACAAATACCTGATAATGAGCTTGGATGGCAGGCGGATAGGTCAGCGCAAGTAAACGTGCTTCCTCCCCCACCAGTAACTATGGTTGAAGCGCACCAAGAAGTGCCACTAAATGCTAATACCTGACCTGCCGATGGCACCGCCGTGCAAACGTCACCAACATCACTAAGGTTGAGAGTGAACTCCGCTAAACCCTGAGGATTTCCTGTAGTATCATCAAACTTCAGAGCAAGGGGTATTTTATTAACGCCCATTTACAACTCCTTAAGTTTTGTATTGTTCAGGATCTTTTTTATCTTCGTCTTCTTCGTCTTCATCCGGCTTGATATCGTCCAGCAAATCCTCAAGCTTAGTTAAGAGAGAAGTCAGATCATCCTGATCCATGCTTTTTTCTTCTGGCTCTTCCTCAGGTTCTTCTTCGGGCTCCTCTTCGGGTTGGTCTTCGGCGGCTTCTTCTTCTTCATCAGCGACCTCATCCTTAACTTCTTCAGCGGCTTCTTCAGCATCCTTATTGGGCTTTTCCATTGGAACTTCAGCATCGCTATCAAGTTCGTCAGGAGTGCCTAACGGATCTTCGGTGTCAGCATCCTCAGCGCCTTCAGCAGCTTCTTCATCTGCTTCATCCTTCATTTGATCGGCGGCGTTTTCCACGGCAGGGACAAGCATTTTTAAAACTTGCCCAATTTTACCAAGATCGTCAGCGACCTTAGTAAAGTCCATGTAGTCCATAAGGCTAGCTTCGTTTAACGTCTCACCGTGACCCGCATCGCTAAACATCTCTTCAAGGTATAAGGCCAAGTCAATCGACTCAGCACCATTCTTGGTGGTGAGAGAGTTTACAAACTCAGAGAGAGTTTTTGAAATGATGGAGTCTGTGGGGGCATGTTGAGCAATCTGACTAAGGATCTCACCTTCGGTCATAGTTAATGTCTTAAATGTGGGGACTTCATCAAGCTTACGAACATCAATACCATACTTCTCATTAAGAACATCAAGAACGTATTGCTTGACAGGCTTCTTCATCTCATAGATGACCTTTGCAAAATTGTTAAGATCTTTCTGAGTGATTTTAACCTCATTCATCGCCAGCGTGTTTTGGAGGAGACTGGTGATTTGCTTTTTAGTCGCCAATGCAAGGTAGGGAGCATCCGAAATAACTTGAGCGACCTGATGCCTAACATTGTCCGTATCACTTTCGAAAATCATTGAAGCGAGATCTTGAACACTATCAGTAGCAATCCAGATATTTTCAAAGTTTTGCTTGGCTTCAAGAAGCTCCTTCTGAATCAACTCTTTTCTGCAAAGATGCTCGTAGAGATTAGTTTTACCTACAAACCTGACCTCGATCTCTTGAGCTTCCTGAATCTGATCAACACTTCTCTTAGGAAGGTCAAAGCTGGTCGATACGAGGTTGATGAGCTTCATGCCCGTCTTCATCCCTGTCGATTGTAATAAGTCTTCATTCTCCTTAAGGAAGGAGATGAGTTGGTCTCTTATTTCGTTAACTCTTTGAAACTCTTTGGAGGAAGTAATTTTGGTGGATTCGCCAAACCTCTCGGTCTTCTCCTCCAGCCTGTTTTTAATTCTCTCATAAGTTAATTTGGTTTCATACATTGAAAGGATCTTATCAAAAGACCCTTCAGCCGATTGGTAGTCATCTTCAAGAAGGTTAGACAGAACATTCATTACCTTCTTGTCAGTAGCCTCTTCAAAAGCTTTTTTGTTCTCAAGGACCTCGGCGTCTTCAACAACAATCTTAGAAAGCTTCAAGGTAGGTTTAAAGGAATACTTACCGCTAATCACCGACCCATTTTCGGTCAGGTAGGTTGCAGTGCCATCTTCGGCAGAGAACAATTCAACGTTCTCTCTCAAAGTACGAGCTAAGTAATCACCAATCTTGATCAGATTACTAAACTCTTTTCCACGATTTTCAATCAGATTCGTTAACATATTAAATACACTTGTTACAAAATTATTTAGAGCCGTCTTTGGGCGTTATTTTATTAAAATGCTCTTTCTCGCTCATGTCCTCAAGCAACTTGATTAATTCATCATCACATCCTGACTCAATTGCCAAAGACTTCATAGAGTTATAGTCCAAAGCTTCGGCGGCGGTCGGAGGCACATTTTCAGCCGATTCCATTGGGGGTCCCGGTGGTTGTCCCATAGGAGCGCCAGCAGGATCACCCCCTGGAGCGGCTGGCATAGACATCCCTCCCATAAGCATGGTCTGGCTGAATACAGGATCCTTCTGATCCTCCCCAAGACCCTTCTTAGTCTCTTCAATCTCACTTTCCGACATCTGGTAGTAATCTCTGTAGATCTTTTCCATCGGGAAGATCCCAAGACCCTTTACAGCCTGGACAACGCGGGCTTTCTGCTCGTCCGTGTCCAACATTCTTTTGAGAGCCATATCCGAAGGGGCAGGAAGTTTAATTTTAAGTTTGCTAATTAATGTCGTCGGGAAGCCCTTGAGCATTAAGTGCCTTTTTGCTAAAGTCTCCAGACCAAGTTCAATCGACTTTTGAATTCTCGTGATAACACGAGCAAACTTAACATCGAGTTGCGAAAGATTGGCTTTACGTTCAGGCGATTGATCCTTTTCAACAATGTAGTCTTTCGGAATCTTGAGAGCAGCGAGAAGCTTGTCTCTGAAGTATTTAACATCATCAACTTCACCAAGATTTTCAGCACCAGGAAGCGTATCAATTTTTGTCCCGGTGCCCTTACCATTAACCGCAATGTAGAAGTCTTCATCAGCGGCAAGTGCATTAAAGTTTTCTTCGATATTACCTGACTGGGCGTTGTAGCTCTTGCGCTTCTTGAATTTATCCATCTGCTTCTTGATGTGCATTTCAGCCTTTGAAGCGGGCAACGAACCAGTGTCAATGTAAAAGATTCGACGCTCAGGAGCGCGGACTAGACGGTAGATAAGCATGGCATCTTCCATCATTTTGAGGCTCTTGTAGGTTACTCTTGCGGCAGCAGCAACCGACTTACCATAAGGGTAGTGAGTTGGGTCAGAGGTGTGCAGTCTAAAGTGAATAATTTGACCAGGGTCAAGATTAATCATTTTAGCATCATCAAGATAAGGCCCAACAGACCCGTAAGTCGTCCAGTCGTTTTTCTTGGGGATTTCTTGCAAAAATTGTTTAAGGTACCCAAACTCGTCCTCAACCCTAAAAATAAAGTTAGGATTTAGTATTTTTATTCTTTGAATACCTCTTTTAACATTGTTAAGATCCACGATGGTTTCAAGGAAAATATCACCATACTTAACAACGTTCCGAGAAATGTCCCAAAGATAGCGAACCATATTTGTTTCTTCAAACATGGCAGTCACTTCTTTCTTGGTCATTTCATCGTCAGTTACAATATTCCAAGGAGTACCATCAATATTCTCTTGGGTACAATCATCGCTGTAGATATCAAAAGCTGAGGAAATTTCAGGATAGCCGTCCATATCCTCGTATTCTTTGTATCTCTTTTTACGGTCATACTCGACCTGAGGCATCGCAGGGTAGTAAGATGCCTTGTGTCCAAACTCAGAGGGGACCTTGATAACCTGATTATTCTGAACAACATCCCCAGCTAATGGCTTAGGACTGTCAATGGACCTCTGAGTGATCGGATCCTTATATTGGTTATCCTCGTAATCCTCTACTTCACGAGAAAAGAACTTTTTAAAGAATCTACCAATAAGTCCGTAAGGCTTATTGTACGGTTGTTGCGGATCAGCAAATTGAGTGTACCCTTCACCACCCTCTCTTAATTTCTTAGCAGCCATTCAATATTCTCTTCGGTTAGTTCATCGTTAGATGCCTTCACTTTATATGTATGAGCGTTACGGATAGCTGGCGGCATATAAGTTTTATCTTCTGCCCTTTCTATGAAGGCATTCCCTCTTAAGTTATTAAAAGTTTTTATGGCGGTGGCAAAAGACATGATTAAATCGTCATGACAGTTGGTATCTGGCTTAATTCGACCTGTATCGGAGTCAATAATGAAGGTCAGAAGCTCATTTACTAACCTGTCGGAGTTAATTAAAACTTTACCAGACCTAATATTGTGCTCCAGATCAGCCAATAAATTTTCTTTATTTTTCTGGGTGATCATGATTCCTATCTCTCTTTTGTCGTCCATCACCAGATTCTCGTACTCGAATTCCTCTTGTAAGAAGTAAATTAAATTGTTTCCAATGCCATTTCTTTCAGGGCACACGAAGGCAGTATTGTAAAGCCTAGCTTCGTCTGCTATGATCTTGGCAAACTCATTGATGGGGGTTCTATTTGAGTAGAACTCTGCCACCTGTTTACCATTATAGATGTCAATAATATGAAAAGCTGAGTAGTCTCGCTCACGCCCAATTGATGGGTCAGCAGCCAGCACATATTCGTGATTTGGTTGTGGATCCTCCCATACACGCATTCGATTGTTGTATTTGATCCAGTAATCCTGACTACAGTTTTCTTTCAAGTTTCGTAAGATCTCACCTTCAATATAAGTCTCACCAGTTCCTAGGAAGCTAGCCTCATATTCTTGTAACCACTCTTTGTAGCTGTGTTTACGTCTTGTTTGCTCTTCCCACTTGTCAACAATAATCGGAGGATTACAGGCTTCCATCTGCTCGTACAACCAATCAAACCCTTTTTGTCTCTTGTATTCGGGATGCTCTTGCCATTTGATATCAATCGGGTGAAAACCGTTATCACCCTCCATAGCCTGAGTGTACATTTTGTGAAACCAGTTACCAATGCCATTGACCGTAGAGAGACATACTACACGACCACCTGTAGACGTTGTAGGGCCTACAGCAGCCCAAATGGTATCAATGTGTTCAATGAATGCAGCCTCATCTAAAATAAGCAGAGAGGCCGAGATAGAACGACCCGACTGCTTACCTGATGCCTTGGATTGAATAGACGATCCATTCTCAAAAGAAAGTGTGTGATCGTTATCTCTGGTAGTCTTAGGTTTCATCCAGAACGGAAGTTCTTCATACATGATTTTGATACGAGAAATAACTTCTTTAGCTTCTGCATCTCCTTTGGATAAGATTGCAACTCTCTTATTTGTACCAAAGATGCAAAAGTGTAAAGCATATGCAGCCATCAATGTGGTGCATCCTGCCTGCCTAAACTTACGCAGGATTGTAAGTCGGTAATCTTGAAACTCATCTAGGATGCGAGTCTGGAATGGGTAAAGTTTAAAGTTAACCATCCCTCGCATCGGGTGTACGACCTTAATGTATTCATTTGTAAAATATTCGCAACTACGTGAGCATTTCTTAAATTCCTCTGCTATTTTTTCAAGATCTTCGCTATTATTATTCATGATTTACTTTTCTGTATGTAGTAGACAAGGTAAGGAACCAAAATCTTTAAGAAAGCTGATCAAGTACTGTAACAGTAATGAAGCTCTAAGGATAAATGTTGCTTACGATGCTAAGTCTATTTATGAAGGACATAAAGAGAATATTGATTTCTTCAAAAGAATGCCTTTGGAGGATGGAGATATTATAGTTTTATGTCACGATGACTTAGATATACTTTCTAAGCAAGAGGACTTAATTGAAAATCTAAACGTAGCAAGAAAGCCTACCGTAGGGTTTGTCGGCCTTGCAGGATCTTGTTACATTCCTAGGGAAGGGGGCTGGTGGACTGCTAGAAATACAGGAGATGCGCGAGGATTTGTATTCCAGGGTACAGACCATGCAAGTATGTCACCTAATTACTTTGGAAAGAGTGGTCAGGTTGTCGTGCTAGATGGTTGTTTCTTGGCGATTACTTACGGAAACCTCAAACGGATTGGACTCGATCAGCCAGACTACTTGGAGACAGGATGGGACTTCTACGACATCCATCTGACGTATAAAGCACATTTAGAAGGTTTTTCTAACTATGTAGTGCCTATTATTGCAATGCACGAATCTCCTGGTATGATGAGAGATGGCTGGTTCGAAGCCAGAGAAAAGTTCATGAAGCATCATGCAGGGAATGTTCAGTATAGCAGACTACCTACAGATAAAACTCAAGGATTACCGTAATGGAATATTTAGTAAGCGTTCTTCTCTGGGTCATGGCCGTTTATGGCATGACCACAATCATCGTCACTTCGACGATCATGAATCCTGTTCGAAATCTTATTTCTTCCTGGGTTCCGCCATTAGGAAAGTTGGTTAACTGCATGTTGTGTACAGCTTTCTGGGCTGGAGTTTTTTGGGGTATGTTGTACTGGAATCCCTTTTCAAAAGCAGAGGGTAATATATTCCTACACGGCCTTTTCTCAGGCTGCTTAGGATCAGCAACAACTTGGTTGATCTACCTTAAGTTTTTCCCTCTAATGCAAGGGAAGTAGTCAACAACCGCCAGCACAGTTTGTGACAGGTCTAATACCAAACTTCAATTTCAATAACATGGCACGCTCCTTGTATATCTACTAATTCAGGAGAAAATTATGATTAAGTTTATGAAACTTGTTACGATTGCGTTGCTCAGTGTTACGCTACATGCACACGGGGGTCAATACCGTGGACCTGGGGATATTGTTCCTCCAGGTGGTGGTGGTGGAAGAGGCACTGGAAGGCCATCAGGACCATCTACAGGCCGTCCGAGTGGTCCTAGTGCCCCAGCACCCACAGGCCCTCAAGGCCCTGTTACAGGCGGTCCTAGAACCCCTGCGGGAGGTCCTACGGGTGGACCTGGGCCTACGACGGGTGGCAGAGGATACCGGCCAATGGTAGATCTTACTGGCTGGCAATTTTGGTGGGAGTTCAATAAAGATCCTTTCTTGAAGCTCAGAGAGACTATCCTAGAAGGCCCGCCTCAAACAGGTGACGATACTTTCTACTTAGGCAACACTCGTAGACGCGCAAAAAATTACCTTGCATTAACCGAGAAAGATAAGTTGAATGTTCTTGCAACTCTTAAACGTGCAATGGATTCAACCAACAATGTAGATATTATTACTGCTTGTATGATCTCTATGGCAAAGGTAGGTAAGAATCACCCAGACTTCAAACTTCTTGATGTCTTCCGTCCGCATCTCGGGTCTAACAACCAAGAAGTTAGAGAGACAGCGGCACTTGCATTAGGCATCGCAGCACTAGGGAAATAGTATGGAATCCTTTGGCATTATCGTCGATTGTGTTACAATGACGTTTGTCACTTGCAGCTTTGTCGTTCTTCTTGAGATTGCTAATCGTCTTAAGTCGAACGACACTCGCTTCGATAAGATATACGAGAAAAGCACATGCCCACCAAAGAGCAAATCAAAAAGCTCCTTCTGGAAACGCTTCGGCAAGATGTTTCGAGGAAAGCTCTCACCTTTATTGCAAAGACTAAAAAGCCGGAAGAAGTAGAGTATGATCTAATTGCCGTTCGCAATGTATCCTATCTCTTCACACCAAGGGAATACGAAAGACTTGCGAAGAATTGGGAGTTTGCTACGGGCGATAAAATTCCAGTGTCTTTGGAAGAAGCCTTGGATTATATTGATGACACGATCGCAGGAAAAGATTAACGCCTTCTCTTACCAGTAAATACTCCGCGATCCGATGTCTTACTTGGCTTGCGCTTATCTCCAAAGAAAGTGCCTTGCGATCCCGGCTTGGAAGCAGGAGCAGGCTTCGTCATCTTTTTAAACATTTCCCGACCGGCCTTCTCATCCGCAGCATCACTTTGGTTTCTGCCTTGTTTTCTTATATTCCCCATTTCTTTGTTTGAGGCTTCCATATCCTTGATGAAACCTCTAGTGGCTTTGATTGCCGCATCGTAGCCAGGATCATACTTCTTCATGATTGCAGCCTGATGGGCACTCGGCTCTTTAGCCTTTTTGGTAGTCTTCTTAACAGGTGCTTGTTGTTGTGTAACTGCCTGAGGAGCTTTAGCAGCCTTTCCAGCAAACTTAGCACCACCTCCAAGGGCACCGGCTGCTAAACCCGCAGCAAGACCGCCCTTCATCAGTGCGCTTCTTAAACCTTCATCCAAGTTGCCGTCTTGTAAGGCTTCGTAAACTCTTGCCGTGAGTTCAATCCGAGCGTTTTCCAATCTAATGTTACGTGTCATGCAATTATATAGGATGCAACGGGACTAACGTTTCATTAGATTACGCATACCAGGAGTGCCTCTATGACCCGGTGCAGTATCGGGATTCATGTGCCCACTTCCAATCAATTGGACGCTCCCACGCCCAGACTTAGCAGCCTGCCGTGCAAACCTCTTAAAACCTTTTTGTCTAAGTCTATTGATCTGGTCAATTTTTTTAGATTCTGGGTTCTGAGGGTCTCCGTAATCTCTTGGGAACGCTCTTTTAAACTCTGCCTCTGTCCTATCAGCATCGTCTTTCATCAAAGGCTTATCAGACCCTTTTTGTTTGTATTTGCTCCAATCACCTAACTCATTAGATTTTAACTTCACACCTTTTCGTTTACCGCCCTTGGTAGTTCCTAATGCAATGCTCTTTTCAAAGCCTTTTTTTGGACTTTTATGTGAACCGCCTTCAACCCCGAAATCAACTTCCTTACCCTTGCGCTTCTGATCTTTTAAAAACTTACCAACTTTCTTTCTAATTTCGTGGGCGTACCTCTTCTTGTATCTTTTAGTGTGGCTTTTATCGTCAGGATTAAAATGCTCTGTTCCAAAAACTTTATGGTCGCCATCTGTAACAGTATTGCGATCAACGTCCCTTTGCATTCTCTTTCTTAATCTTTTCCTATCCCCACGCTTACCCTCATCTAATGCAATGAGAAACGCTTCTAATATCTCTTCTTGTAAGCTTCTACGGGCCATGCAATTATATATGCCACGCAACGGGACTCCTAAAAGTATATGATTCTTTTTTCTGGGACTCCTAAAGGTTTTTGGGTACCTTTTTAAATTCATGAGACACAAGGTATGGGGCGGAGGCGACGCATCGTTCCATCGGAGTCCCGTAAAATATTCCGGTGCCATGCTAAAGGTAGGGGCTTGCACTGGCCGATAATATGTGTATAATGGTTAACATGCGATTCCTTCTTGCTCTCCTCCTCTGCCTCACCTGCAACGCCCAGACCTGGGACAAGGCCCACGATGCCATCGTAGCCAAGGACGGCATCCGTAGCTCGCTCCTCTACGATCAGGCCATCAAGGCCAACATCCGTAAGGACATGCGGGGTGAGCTTGCTCCTATCGTTGCTGCGATCCGTTACGCTGAGAATGGTCGCCCAGGGCTTGAATACGGGTGCCTGAGCAAGTATGCTAAGGATCGCGGGTATCGTCGTCAGGCTGGCGAGTGTGCCTGCACTGTCCAAAAGAACTACGACCGTTGGGTTAAGGCTGGTAAGCATGGCAAGTTCATTCATTTTCTGGGGCGTGTTTATTGTCCTGTTGGCGCAAAGAATGACCCC